TGATAGAAAGTTTTGGATACGATACCCCTCAAAAAAAAAGTCAAGTTAACGAGTGGTCAAAACAAGATACAGGCGATACAATAAGAGGGGCATACAACGGATTGACATTTGGCGCAGGTGATAATATTACAGCAGGCATTAAAAGTGCCTTTGGTAAAGATACTTACGCACAAGCATTAGAAAAAGAAAGAGCAGAAACTAATAAGGCACAAGCACGTAGCCCGTCATTAAAGTTTAGTACTCCTGCACTTAAGATAGGCGATAAAGAATTAATTGGTAAGAAAGATTGGAATCCGTCAGCATATGACGCCGCAAACTTAGTAGGCGCAGTAGCAGTTCCGATTCCAGGAGTCGGATTAGCTGGACAGGCGGCTGCTAGAGGTGTAAAGGCAGTAGCTGGTACAGGAAAAGTAGCAAAGGCTGCGGCTAGTACAGCGGGACTTACTGGTGAGTTGGCGGCAACATACGGTGCTCTAAAAGGTGCCGAACATGTTCTCGATAAGCATACTGTTACTACATTAGTATCAGCTAAAGGCGGAGATGTTAGACTAGGGTTAGCACAGGCGGCTATGGGTATGGATGATAAAGAAGTCGATGGTAAAATGGGACCGCTTACAAGAGCTTCTCTTGAGATTGTACAAGATGAAAACAAATTGCCAGTGACTGGAAAATTAGATAACGCAACAGCTAAAGTGCTAGGAGTTTAAGGAAATTAATATGAATAAAAAAACATTAACAGAGTCAATGAGTGACTTAAGACAAAAGTTACAACTTATTGAAAGCACTACTAACGAAGCATCAACTCAAGCAGGAGAAAAAGCCGCTGAGAAATTTGGTATTACTACTGCGGCTGGAAAGCTACGTGGTACGGCTGCAAAAGCTAGAGCTAAATTAGCGGCAGCTACTGATAAAGTTGCGGCAGCTACTGATAAGTTGCCTGGCGGTGCTGAAAGAGCTTCTACAAGAGCAAAGAAAGCAAAAATAAAAAATCACGTAGCATCAATGAAACAGCACATGCGAGCTGCCGAACTTAGACAAGCGGCTAGAGCAGAAACAAATACAGTAGAAAAAGCGGCTCTAGAAAGAGAAGCACAAGCGGCAACAGAAGAAGGCGAAAGATTATCTCAATCAGCGATGTCAAAAGATCCAGAAGCAATAGCGGCATTAAAGAAGGATCCAGAGATTGCGGCTGCATTAGAAAAAAATCCAGAGTTAGTAGCACAGGCAGCAAAGGATGCAGAAGCAGGTGCTGAAAAAGCAGGTGGCTATACTCCAATGACTAGAGATCCTGAGGCAGTTGCTGGATTGAACGCTGAACAAAAACAGCTATCAGATTATTTTGCCAAGCCAGAAAATCATGTAGTTAAGGATGGAAAGGCTTACGGACGTGATCCAAACAAAGTAGGCGAGTTTGTTGAACTTGATGCTAAAACTCTACTACCAAAAGGACAAATTGGTGTTAACCGTGAAATATTCCACGCAAACGGTGCATTAAATCAAGAACTACAAGCACTAGAAAAATTAGGTCCAAGAGAAGTCGAAGCACTAGAAACTAAAGCGTTAAACAGTGCATTAACTGATGTTGAAAAAGCAGAAGTCAAATCCAGTGGTATTATCAACTGGATTAAAAAGAATCCAAAGAGAGCGGCGGCACTTGGACTATTAGCCGGTATTATTGCCGCTGGTACGATTGCACAATTAATGTCTAGCGAAGAAAAGAAAGATGAGCCTGGAGCAGACGAAAAGAAAGATCCAGAAGACCCGGCCGCTGGTGGAGATATTGGGGGATTGCCTAGCACTACTACAAGTAGTGATCTTACACAAACAAATCCTGCAGATCTAGAGAAGAAAATCCTAGCTCTTATTGCAGAACTTGAAAAAGAACCAACTTGCCAAGCTGATGTTGTAAAACTAAAAGCAGATTTAGCTAGAGTTAAGAGTGGTGGCGCGGCAGTAGCACCTACACCTACACCAGCAGATGCGACAGCGGCAGATCCAAAATGGATGGCTGCGATAGAAGCAATAAAGAAAGCTACAGGAAAATCAGATCAAGAAGTAAGAGATATGGTTGCTAAAGTTAGAGCAAGTAACCCTGCCGCAACTCCCGAGCAAACTCAGGCACAACTAGCAGTCGGTGCACCTCCTGTTCCTGGTAAAGACACAGCGGCTCCGGCAGCAGGCGCAACTTCTGGACAATTAGCCAATCCCGGAGCGATGCCTGCAGATATGGCAACTCAACTAGCGGCGCAGATGAATGCTCCGGCAGCGGGCGGAACTGACATGATGACTGGCAGAGATATTACAGGTAAGCCAGTTATGAAAGGTAGTCCAGCTGATGTATCTGGAAAAGATCCATTAAAGATTGGCGGACTAGCAGAAAATGATGAACTAGCTCGTTGGCTTAAAATAGCCCGCGGTTAATCAATTAAATGGCAAGATTCGTCTTGCCATTTCCACCTCTAAAGGTTGTGTTCACAAGATAATTAGTATATAATAGGCAATATAGGAGATATTTTATGTCAGGTCGTTCATATGGTCCAGAAGAAAAGGCAAAACTAGAAAGATTAATCGCTGAAGGCTCAACAGTACTTCGCGAAGTAGAAGATTTAACAGAAGGCTTAAAAGAAACGGTTAAGGCAGTTGCAGAAGAATTGCAAGTTAAACCTAGCATTATTAATCGTGCTATCAAGATTGCACACAAAGGCGACTGGTCAGCTCATAATGAAGATTGGGCAGAAATTGAAGCAATTTTAGATATTACAAAACGTATCTAATAAATATTGTTGTGAAAGGTATGCGGGCCATAAACCGCACATTAGGTATTTGTCAGCCTAAAATTGACATATGGAGAATAAATGAGCTATGTAGACGCATGGTTTGATCGCGAGAATGACATCATTAAAGTGGTCGAACGTAATAAGAAAGGCGAACGTGAATTCCGTGACATACCTGTCAAGCACACGTTTTACTATAAAGACCCTCGCGGCAAATTTCAATCTATTTACGGAGATCCATTAAATCGGATTATCTGTAAAAATACTAAAGAACTACGTAAAGAACAAGCAATTAATTCAGGTAAGCAATTATTTGAATCAGATATTAATCCAATCTTTAGTACACTAAGTGAACATTACCTAAATCAAGATGCTCCCAAACTAAACACAGCATTTTTCGATATTGAGGTAGACTTTGATCCAGAACGCGGCTATGCTAGTCCAGACGATGCGTTCATGCCAATTACTGCGATCGCTGTCTACCTACAATGGATGGAAACAATGATATGTTTAGCAATTCCTCCTAAGAAACTTAAGATGGAAGATGCTAAAGAAATGGTTAAAGAATTCCCCAACACATATTTGTTTGATAACGAAGCAGATATGCTGGACATGTTCTTAGACTTAATACAAGATGCAGATGTATTGAGTGGCTGGAACAGTGAAGGATTTGATATTCCGTATACTGTTAATCGTGTTACTAAGGTATTGAGCAAAGAGGATACAAGACGTTTTTGTTTGTTTAACCAATTTCCTAAACGCAGAGAATACGAAAAGTTTGGACGCCAAAGTGTTACTTATGATTTTGTAGGTCGTGTACACTTGGATAGTTTAGAACTATATCGAAAGTATACATATGAAGAACGCCACACATATCGATTAGATGCTATTGCCGAATACGAACTAGGCAAGCGTAAAACACAATACGAAGGCACACTAGACCAATTATACAACAATGACTTTAAAACATTTGTTGAATATAACATTAATGACTGTAAACTACTTGACGATCTAGACAAGAAATTAAAGTTTATGGATCTTGCCAATACACTAGCGCATGAATGTACTGTGTTGTTACAGACTACGATGGGTGCTGTTGCGGTAACTGAGCAAGCTATCATTAACGAATGCCATCGTAGAGGCTTCCAAGTACCCAATCGTACTAAAATGGACGATCGTGAGGACAATGAAGGTGCTGCCGGTGCGTATGTTGCATATCCTAAAGAAGGTATCCATGACTGGATTGGATCATTAGACATTAACAGTCTTTATCCTAGTGCCATTCGTGCGCTTAACATGGGGCCGGAGACTATCGTTGGGCAGTTGCGCCAAACACTAACCGACGAATACATACAAGGGCAGATAGCCAAAGGTAAGAGTTTTGCGGCAGCGTGGGAAGGTATCTTTGGATCATTAGAATTTACTGCTGTTATGGAACAGCAGATCGGTACTGATATTACTATTGATTGGGAAAACGGTGATAGTGATGTACTCAGTGCCGCTGAAGTATACCGTTTAATTTACGAAAGCAATCAGCCGTGGATGTTAAGTGCTAATGGTACTATCTTTACTTACGAAAAAGAAGGTATTATTCCTGGACTACTAAAGCGTTGGTATGCAGAACGTAAAGAGATGCAGGCCAAACTTAAAGATGCTATTAAAGCAGGTAACAAAGTTGAAGAAGAATACTGGGACAAACGACAGCTAGTTAAAAAGATTAACTTGAATAGTTTGTATGGTGCCATTCTTAACGCTGGTTGCCGTTTCTTTGACAAGCGCATTGGTCAGTCAACTACATTAACAGGACGTCAGATTGTTAAACATATGGCCGGTAAGGTAAATGAGATTGTTGCTGGTGAGTATGACTATCGTGGTAAAGCAATTATCTACGGTGATACAGATTCATGTTATTTCTCGGCATATAAAACATTACAAAAAGACATCGACAACGGTAGTATTCCGTGGAGCAAAGAAAATGTAATATCGTTATACGATCAAATTGGGGAGGAAGTTAACACTACATTCCCACAATTTATGTTGGATACATTTCATTGTCCTAAATCGCGTGGCGAAGTTATTAAAGCAGGTCGTGAAATCGTTGCTATCAAAGGTCTGTTTATTACCAAGAAGCGTTATGCTGTATTATATTATGACAAAGAAGGCAAACGCACAGATATAGATGGTAAGCCCGGTAAGATCAAGGCGATGGGTCTAGATTTGAAACGTAGTGATACACCTGAATTCATTCAGAACTTCTTAAGTGATGTACTTGAAAAGGTACTAACCGGGGCAGGTGAACAAGATGTATTAGATCAAATCAGCGAGTTTAGAACTTTATTCAAAGCTCGTCCTGGTTGGGAAAAAGGTAGTCCTAAACGTGCTAATAAGATTACTGAATATCAAGCTAAGGAAGTTAAAGCTGGTAAAGCTAATATGCCAGGACATGTCCGTGCTAGTATTAATTGGAATACTCTTAAGCGTATGATGGGAGACAAGTATTCAATGGCTGTTACAGACGGTGCTAAGGTTATTGTTTGTAAACTAAAGCAAAACCCGATGGGCTTTACTAGTGTTGCATATCCAGTAGATGAACTTCGTTTACCACAATGGTTCAAAGACTTGCCATTTGATCATGCTGAAATGGAGCAAACAATTATCGATAATAAGTTAGATAACTTAATTGGTGTATTGCGTTGGGATATTACTAGCACAGAAGAAAAGAATACATTTAATAACCTGTTCGAGTTCTAATATGAAAAAAATAATTATAGCGGGATACGGCTTTGTCGGCAAGGCTGTACTTAATACACTTAAATCAAATTATAACTGTGTTGTAGTTGATCCAAAATATACTACCACAGAAATACAACATCATCCAGATGCTGATGGTATTATTATATGCGTCGGTACCCCTACTACAGACGATAGTATTTGTGATATTAGTAGCATTGCCAATTGCTTAGACCTAATACCAACGACAATGCCAGTGCTAATTAAAAGCACAGTCGTTCCATCAGCACTAGTCGAATTAGAAAATTTGTATAAAGATCATTCGATCGTATACAGTCCAGAGTTTTTACGTGCTAAGACTGCCGATTTTGATTTTGCTAATCAGCAGTTTGTAGTATTAGGCGGTGAAGACATAGACGGATTTTGGCAGGAACTATTTACTCCAGTATTATCTAAATGCAAAATGTATTTTAAATGTAGTACCGTCGAAGCGGCAACTATCAAATATACTATTAATTCGTTCTTAGCTACTAAGGTAGCGTTCTTCAATAGCATTTTTGATCTGTGCCAACAAAATGGATCCGACTATGATATAGTTAGACAGATTGTTACGCACGATCCTAGAATTGGTAATAGTCATACACTAGTACCTGGAGTAGATGGCGAGCGTGGTTTTGGCGGGCATTGCTTTCCAAAAGACACAAAAGCCTTGATAAGATATGCCAACGGCCTAAATACACCATTAGAAATTTTGGAAACTGCTGTTGAATATAACAAAAAGGTAAGAAAAGTTCTTGACCTTTAACAAAAACCTAAGTATAATCATTAAACACGGAGAATCATATGAAAGATATTTTACAAGACTTGGTAGCACATACACACGCATTAGGGTGTATTCCTTTAGTTAAGATCAGTTCCACTGACGAAGAAACATCAATTGAAGCAATGGCTGAAGATCGTTCGGTAATTGTTAACGCAAAAACACTTGCGCCGGTTGATCAATTTAGCGGCATTTTTGGCATGCCTAATTTAAACAAATTAGATATCCATTTAAAGTGTCCGGAATATAAAGAAGGTGCAAGTATTAACGTAGTTAAGGCACAACGTAACGGTGAAGAAATTCCAACTGGATTGCATTTTAAAAATGCCGCTGGCGACTTTCAAAACGATTACCGCTTTATGAACACTGAGATTATCAACGAAAAATTGAAGTCTGTTAAGTTCAAAGGCGCCAAGTGGGAAATTGAATTTGAACCACAAGTTACTAGTATTCAAAAGCTCAAGTTTCAAGCACAAGCACATAGTGAAGAAACAGTGTTCCAAGTCAAAACAGACAATAATGATTTAGTGTTTAGTTTCGGTGATGCGAGTACACATGCAGGTAGTTTTGTGTTTGAAGCAGGTGTTACAGGCAAATTGAAACAAGAATGGGCATGGCCAGTTATTCAAGTTATGAGTATTTTAGCATTAGCCGGGGACAAGACTGTTCGTATCAGTGATGCAGGTGCTATGCAGATTAGTGTTAATTCTGGACTTGCAGAATACAACTATATTCTTCCAGCACAATCTAAATAATGAACAATACACAAATATTATCCGCATGCCTAGCATGGCTAGTACTAACATCGTTAGTATATCGTCATATTACGTTTACTAAAATTAAAGAATGTTATAGCATGTGGTTT